TCAATCAGGCAACCGGTGTATGCCCCGAAGAACAGACGCATGGATGTAGCGCCGTACGAGCTGCCAAACTTACCGTGCTCATGCCCAACGACAAGATTACAGCCCTCCGCTGCCGCTGCGGTGAGAGCATCCCCACCACCTGTTTGGTGACGGAACAAGACTGGGCCAGCAGGAGTATTGATTTTCCAGTTGAATGACCACGACCAATCACGCGCTGAATGTGTAGGGAATAGGATTTCCCGATACGATTTGATGAACTGTACAGGTAGCCCCGAGAACTTAGCACGGCGATAAACAAGCGAGCCATGATTGGAGTGACATACCAGCATCTGCGGAAATTCATCGTGGAACTCCTTGAGCTGGGCTTTCGCTTTCTCAAGCTCTACACCAGCACTATCCAAGTTAGGGTCTGACTCATGGAAACTAATTGCGTGGCCGTCGGTCTCATCACCAACCTGCACGTAACAATCTGGGTTGTACTCATGCTTGATGTGGCGCAGGAACGCCATTGTATCCGGATGCCAGTACGGGCAGTGCAGGTCGCCAATGACCATCAAGCGTCGGGATACATCCGGCACCCATGAGGTGTTGCCTACGTCGTCCCCCGGTGATGGGGTGCGCAGCTCACGATGGGTAACCAGCTCTAAGTCCGCCTTAGCCTTGGTGCCCGCATCGAGGAAGATGCGTCGCCAGTAAGTGCAGTTCTGGCGTGTGACAGGCTGCTGCAATGCGGCAGAGTAAATCTCCGCCGCGTCTGCATCATTTGTGTACTGGGTCAGGATAGAGACATGTTGCTCCTTGGTAACCATTTTAATCAATCGCATGAATACCCTCGTTACGTAGAATTGCTTTCGCGTAGTTAATTGCTTGGTCTCGATTTAATACCACTGTTTCCACACCGGCTTCAATAGGGCCGCAGCCATTTGTGGACTGCCATATCTCATAACCGGGATCATGCCACACTAGTTCGGTTTCACTGAATTCGCCGTCAGATACGTATTGTGTCCTAATTCGCCTTGTCATGCTGATTTCCTCACAACCTGACGTGCCTTACGCTCAGCACGGCGGCGGCGCTCTGTCGCTGCTCGGGCCACACGCTGCTCATCTGGTGTTTTAAAGGTGGGGTACAGTACATCAGTTGGCTCTTGCTCTAGATACGCTATAAGTCGTTTTAGCGCGGGAATAGTCAGTGTGTAGTCCATTTTGCCCACGCACCACCGACCCACCGCGTTAAACACCTTACCTTCCATACTGTTGCAGGAGCGGCACAAAGCCCCCCGGACACGCCCAGTATCGTGGGCGTGGTCTAAACACACACCATTCTTCGCGGTGAAGTCAAGTGGTTTTGTGCATAGTGGACAACTGCCACCTTGCTCCGCTGCCAGCTTACGTGCCATTGGCTTTACTTGGGAGCGCGTGAGTCTACGCATAACACCTCTCCGTCGCATAACCGAGGCCATAACCCTTACAGCCATGGTCTTTACACTCGGTCATGAATGTCCTCCGCCAACTGTTGCTTCACATCACGGTAGTGATACGGGGACAGCTTACGCAACTTCAACAGGTTCTCTTCAACCTTCACGAAGTCATTCTGGTAGTACGAGTCCCACACTGCCGCCAAAGCATCGTTCGTCGCACTGATGCGACCACGGTGGACAGTCGCGCCCGGTAGTCCCTGATGTTTCAACTCGCGTGCTTGTGCTCGGCTCAGACGTTTCACCATTATCATAGTCTCTCATTGCTGCTTTATAGGCCAGTACCTCAATGTGGTACTGGTTCAGTGCATCCAACCACTGCTGGATGTTGTCGGGTAAACCCAACTCGGACAAGTACTTGTACGCGGAATCATCAGGCGAACGTCGAAGCCAGAGACATTCAGCCTCAGCTAGTGGGTTCTGCTGCCCAGCCATGTAGCCGCGTAGAACGAACTCTGCGGCGTCCGACTCAGAAGTAATACCGTTCAGTGCCTGATACGCACCGACGGCCCCACAGGACTTCCCATGCAGCTTCACGATACCTTTAATGTGATCTGCTTGGTCACCCATGAGCATCTGCGCCCAGAAGAACTTGGTGCCGTGCCCAACCGTCTTGGTCTGGCTGGTGAGTTCCTTCTGTGCAATCCACCCGAACCGGTTCTCAATGATGTCGATTCTACCTACGTCGGCAAGCCAGAGCGGACCGGGTGTAATGTTCAGGTCTTTGTCACCCGATACCATTACAGCCTTGTCACCATAGTACACGGCATCCTGCATCAGCCCATCGTCTGCTTCACGGTCTAACCAACTGAACACCGACCAATGAGAAGGCCAGTCGTGGTTTGGGATGGCAAGGCGTAATGGATGTAGAAGAGGAGGCTTTGGCTTACCCAGTCGATTACCTTGGTACGGCTGGATGGTTGGATAATCATCACGATTACACTTGATACAACCTGACTCAGTAATGTGAACACGTGCTAACTCCGAGTTAGTTAAGAAGCGCTCCGTCTCTACCAGCGTCTGGTACCGGGTCAGAGCAGTCTTCAAGGTTTTTACAGTAGCCGAGGCGGCGTAGGCTGGAAAATCGCCATCGAGCAGCATTACCCGGCCTTGTACAGCCGGGAGGAACTGCTCGGGTAACTCTGGTAAGATACCCGAGAGGTCTAGCATATACGGTCCTTACTGTGGTGTAACAGGTGCTGCTGGCATCGCAGGCATTACTGGTGCTACCGGAGCTACCGGAGCTGCTGGTGCGGCGGGCATGGCAGGGGCAGCAGGTGCTGGACTATCCGGGACGACAGGAGCTGCTGGGGTTGCCGCAGCGGCTGGGGCTGCACCCAAGTCTGGCAGAACCACACCTGAGATAAGCTGCTCCAGCGCGGAACCGGGGAAGTTCACTGCGGTCAGGATTTTCTCCTGAATGTTGTTCTTGCTGTTACCGTCATCCCATGTACCCTCAACGAACAAGCTGTCCCAAGTTTCATTGGTAGGCTTGTCGAAGAAGAAGTACTTCAAGTCAGACAACTGAACTTCTGGGATTGGATACGGGGCTTTCGACACAGCATCCAGCGGTGGCAGGATACCACCCAAGTCAATGCGGTTGCTCTCTTTGCCCGTGGTCTTGCTCTTGGCTACTGTGATTGGAATCAGGAACCCACGACCTAAGCCCTGTGCGAAGTGCTTCATGTCGTTTGCCCAGTTCAGGCGGTCAAAGAATTTCTTGGTATTCGCCTTGGAGTTGTTACTCACACCCAAGTCGAAGGTGCTAATGAACCGACCTTCATAACAATCATCTTGCCCACCAAACAGCTTGAAGCCCACACGGATTTGAGAGGATGCTGGCTTAGCCTTGCCCTCAATAACCTGAACGTGCTCACCCAGCTCAATGTACGTAACCATGCGAGCCATTGCGTAGCCCGCTGGCATCAGACCACCACCGCCAGTACCAACCTCGGTCATGTCTACGGCTTGGGTCTCGATTGCATCATTAATCAGGCTGGACAGGATATTCATATCAGACATAAAATTCTCGCTCTATTGTTTAAGAAGGATGTTATTCACTTGCAAGTACAGAATCACGCCAGAAGGTCGATGGTGCTGGTTACTACCTTGGTGCCGGTGGCGCTATCTATTTTACGCACCCTGCACGCCTGCTCTAGTACGGCCCCAATGTGCGGCCGCAGTTTATGGCGCGCGAAACAACGCTGAGCCTCAGGCTCATCCGGCTGCGTGACGAAGAATAGCGCATCGGATATGTACAGTAAGTCCTCATCGGAAATGCCAGAATTGGCTAGTGCTAGTGCTAAGTTATAGGGTGCTGGGTTGTCCATACTTACTCCAAATGTGATTTATTGTACATGCTACTGCCCATTTCAGCCGCAGCCGGGAATGGTACATCAGCCATATCATACTCCGGCCATACCGAAGTCATATAACGTGGGGCATCTTCCATGATGGCTTTCACACCCATTGCTGCCTCACGCCCTACCTCTGCGTCTGCTGCATCGAGGTACGCCGCATCGTGTACGTTATTGATTAAGCACACTTTATTGTCGAACCAGTCCTTACTGATTAACCAGCGACAGATACGCCCCATACTGGTGCTCATCATGAAACCGGCCTCACCTTGGAATGGGTAGTTCGCCATCTGAGTTGGCTTGTAATCCATTACCACTTTACCGTCACGCCACTGTTCATGCTGACGGAAGCTGTAGCAAGTACTGCTTGGGGCACGGTAGTACCCTCTGCGATACACACGCCACGTACCATCATCAGCCATTTCACGGTGAATGCTACCCGGTAATGCCCCGGTACGTTCAACCTCATCAACAATTACCTGACGGAACCCACGTGAGATTGGGAACATACGCGCTTCGTTCGCTTGGAATTCCTGTGCGAACTCCAGAGTACACCCCGTGTTGAACGATAGGCCGGCCGCTGTTGCACCGTACTGGTCTGCGAATGACAACGGTTTAATGTCCGTACGCATCTGCTTGTACGCCTTGTGCTCTGGGTGTGTCTCGTCGTGACACTTCTTGAACACATCCTCGTACGGCTCACCTAAACGATACGCCAGACGGTAACAGTGCATGTCGGTATCTGCTTGCAGCAGCGCCAGCAAGTCCTTATCTTTCGTCATAGCGCATAGCATTACAACTTCCAGCGCCGAGTAGTCCACCTCGATAATCTTACCACCCGCACCGAAGCGGCTGGTGAACATCTCCTTCACCTTAGATGTCCCATCACGTGGAAGGTTCTGTAGGTTCTCTAATGTTCAGCGGTGTTCGTTAAGCACCGCCCGTTCTATTACGAACTGCTGCATATTCCTATGCAGAACAGACTATATCATGACGCCACGGCGTCCCATGCGCTTCCACCCACTTGAGTGTACTCTCTTTCGAGATAGTCGTTGCACCTTTCAGTGACGAATGTAACCTTCTGTGGTCACTATTCATCATCAACACCAAGTTATTGAAGTCATTATTGTGTGGGTTCTCATCGCAGTGGTGCGCCACCCAACCCCGGGGCATCGCTGTTAGGCACAGCTTCTCGCACACTACTAACTGGTGCACAAACACATGCTTACTACCCTTACGCCCTGTATACCAGTCCGGCTTAATCCCCATTAGGTAGCCTTTTCCAT